TCAGGTATTTGCTTCATCATCTGAAGGCATTCACCATACCAAAGGATGTTTTTGTTTTTTTCAAAACCATTTTTGCCACCGCTCAAAAAAATATTATTACTACGTTCGTTTTTCATATTAAAGTTTTGTTTTTAAAATCCGCACCAGACAGCTAACACGGTATATAAAAAATAGCCCATGAAAGGTTCGTGCGTTGTTCAAAGTTTGCGGTTGGGCTACTTTTCATATACCCATCCGTTATGCGCCATTTACCCTGCGCACAATTTCTTCATATAATTCTCTTTTATTTTGTTGCAACTTAATTTCTTCTAATGTCATTTGTGGATGTTCATAAGCAAACCAACATACTATTTCATTATCAATTTCTAATCCGTAATTAATCATTTCCCATCCTGGGTGTTTTTTATCTCTATTCACGTCTTTTACAATTCTAAAATTAAAACGTCGCATAACAGCAAATAAATCCAATACTCGCTGCGCAATAAGTTCAGCCCTTTCGGGTTCCATGTTAAATCCTACTATTTCGATAATTTTTTCTTTCATAATCGTACTATATTTATTTGCAACACGTTATGCAACATTTAAAGTATAACGCTTACCATATTTTGAACGGGCATATTCGTGAGCGTCTAAGTAAGTGCCTGTAAATTCATCAGAATGATTCCAGTCATTTTTTTGTTTGTTCCAAGTGAT